TTGGCCGATGATGCTGTAGACTGACACAGTAAAGGGAGACAGACCCACCATGACACTGCTCAACACACCCGAGGGCTGGAGCGAGTTTGAGAACGCTGTCCGCCTGGCAGTAGCACATCAGAACGATGCCGAGCTGACCCGCACCGTGGCCGAGCTGCAGCGCAACTTCCAACGTGACCGCAAGCCATCGCAGCACGAGACCCTGCAGGCCTTATACAGGGAGCAGCACCGCCGACTGCACTCCTGATCCGCACCGCTGGCCGGCATCACACAGCCGGCCTTCTGTGTTGATGCGGTATAACACTACTGTGTTATTGCATTAACACATGGGGGCGGGTTCGCGATTCTGTGATGCTGTGTCGAGGCCCTAGGAACCTACTGATATAACCCCATTTCCCTTCTCTGTTACACACCGGGGGGAGGGGTTGAATTCCTGTAATAACCTAGAAGGTACCCCCCTAAATAAAAATGCCCGAATCTGCTGGAGCACTCACCCTCCGTTACGCCCAGGGTCAGGTCTTCAACAGCCGCAAACGCTTCAGAGTGCTGGTAGCAGGTCGCCGCTTTGGAAAAAGCTACCTCTCATGCATCGAATTATTGCGTGGGGCGATAGAGCGGCCGGGCGAAACCTTCTTTTACGCGGCCCCTACATACCGAATGGCGAAGGATATTGCCTGGAAAGTCCTAAAAAAGCTAGTCCCGAAAGCCTGGGTAAAGAGCAAGAACGAAACGGACCTGAAGCTGGAGCTAGTGAACGGCTCAACAATCGAACTGAAGGGCACTGAAAACGCCATGGCCCTGCGAGGCAGAAGTCTCGCTGGAGTCGTTCTCGACGAAGCCGCGTTCATGAGCGCCGACGTCTGGTTCGAGGTCATCCGCCCCGCATTAGCGGACAAACAAGGCTGGGCCTTATTTATCTCCACCCCAGACGGCACCGCTAGCTGGTTCTACGAACTCTGGCAATACGCCGATAGCGGCGACGACAACTGGAGCCGCTGGCAATTCACAACGATTGACGGCGACAACGTCCCCCCGGAAGAAATTGAAGCCGCCCGCGGCCAACTCGACGCCCGCACTTTCCGCCAAGAATTCGAAGCCAGCTTCGAAAATCTCAGCGGTCTCGTCGCAGTCTCCTTTGGAGACGACAACATCAACCCCGAAGCCGAAGACATTTCCGTCCTCCCACTTTTACTTGGCGTCGACTTCAACGTGGATCCCATGTCGGGCATCTGCGCCGTCCGCAAGGACGACACGCTGTACGTGTTCGACGAAATCATGCTCACGGGTGGAGCAACCACCTGGGACTTTGCGGAGGAGGTTACCCGCCGCTTCGGCGTGGATCGCCGCGTGATCGCCTGCCCGGACCCCACGGGTGGAGCGCGAAAGACCAGCGGCGTGGGCCTCACGGACCACAACATCTTGCGCCGCAGCGGTTTCAACGTTTCCAGCCCAAAAGCCCCCTGGAAAATCCGCGACAAGATCACCGCCGTCAACACCGCCCTACTCGACGCTGCCGGAACACGCCGCACGGTGATTCACCCGCGCTGCAAGGAACTCATCAAATCCCTCCGCACCCTGACTTACGCCCCTGGAACAGGTCTCCCCAACAAAAACCTAGGCGTAGACCACGCTTTCGACGCCTTCGGCTACTTGTGTCTCCAACAATTCAACCTGGCCAATATCGGCACCATGGGTCAAACCAACTACCGCCTCTACTAACCCCTCATAGACTGGTACAAACGCCCCTTCGCCATGGCCAAAAAACCAACAAAAGCGGAGAAAAAGGTCTCCAAGGTCATGCGCGAATACGGCGCTGGAACACTTAAGTCCAGCTCGGGCAAAAAAGTAACCAGCCGCAAGCAAGCAATCGCAATTGCACTAAGCGAAGCGGGCAAATTTCGTCCAAAAACCACCAAAAAAGGGAAGAAATAACAATGGCACCCAAGAAAAAAGGTCTTTACGCGAATATCGCGGCCAAACGCAAGCGCATTGAGGCTGGTTCGGGCGAAAGAATGCGCAAACCGGGCAGCAAAGGCGCCCCAACCGCCGCCGACTTCCGCAAAGCGGCCAAAACCGCCAAGCGACCTAAAGGTCGCAAGTAAACCCCTCAAAAAATCCATGGCCACTGGAACAGGCATCGTCTACGACGGCGAACTCACGATCTACCCAGTCCAAAGCCGCACCACCGCGGGCTATTTGGACTTCACGGACGTTACCGCCGGTCACACCTGTTTCCAGGTGAAGGTGACTGGTTTTGTCTCAGGCCACATCGACGTCGACTTCTACGGAAGCCTCAACAGCGACTTCGGCCTCATCAGTGCCGCCACCAAACATCCTGGAGCCCAACGCATCAGCGCCAACGGCACCTACCTGTATTTCATCCAAGACCGTCCAGTCCGCAGCTACCGCTTCGAGGTAGTGACTATCACTGACCCCGGCCCGACTATCACAGTCATGCTTGGAGCATTTTCCGCTAACTAATGATTCAAACCATCAACGGTGGCTGCGTCCACATCGAAATCGACGCCGAGGACGGTCTAACGCACGCCACCTTCGTATTTAAGACCCCCCAAAACCCCGAGATCATCGGCGGCTTCGTAACTATGTTGACCCAAGGTATCGAAGTGCTGGTACCTATCACCGACCCCGACGACGAGGAGGAAGACGATGATTGAGTACCGCGGCGAACGCTTCGAGGGCTACAACAAACCCAAACGCACCCCAAATCATCCCACTAAATCACACGCAGTCCTCGCAAAAGAAGGCACCGAAGTAAAACTAATCCGCTTCGGCCAACAGGGCGTATCCGGTTCACCAAAGAAAGCTGGTGAAAGCGAAGCCGACCGCAAACGACGCGAAGCATTTAAAGCACGCCATGCGGCTAACATTAAAAAAGGAAAGATGTCGGCTGCCTACTGGGCCAACCGCGAAAAATGGTGACTAAATGACCTACGCAGTCCCGGGCCGCTACCCAACCAACATCGTCTCCACCACCTACCAGGGTGGAACGGACAGCCCGTTCAACCGCACGGCAGCGGTCCTGAACATGATGAAGGGCTGGGAAATCATGAAAGCGGTCAGCCGCGGCACGGAATATCTGCGCGAAAACAGCGAAGCGTTTCTCCCGCTGGAACCCCGCGAGGACTACACGGCGTATTTAAGCCGCGTCAACCGCGCCGTCTTCTCTCCCTACACGCAGCGCTTGGTGCGTGCTGCTGCGGGACTGATCATGCGCAAACCGATTGCGCTTGAGGGCGACCCGTACTGGCGCGAGGTCTTCGCCCGCGACGTTGACGGCTGCGGCTCTGACTTAGACGAGTTTGCCCGCCGGCTGGTGATTTGCAGCCTGACTTACGGGCACGCGAATGTACTAATCGACTTCCCGGCGCCCACCGAAATCCGCAGCCTCGCGGAAGAACGCGCCCTAGGCCGCCGCCCCTACTGGGTCGAAGTCGACCCTTACGACGTCTACGGCTGGCGCCTGGACCGCGAAGCCGCGTACGGCACCTTGACCCAGGTGCGTATCCACGAGCAAGCGATTGTCCCCGACGGCAAATTCGGCGAAAAGGTTTACGACCAAATCCGCGTTATCTACCCGGGCCGCTACGAAATCTACCGCCAACGCAACGAACAAAAGCCACTGGGCCACGGCTTCGCTGAACCCCTCAACAACAGCACCGACTACGAACTCATCGACTCGGGCACCTACAGCCTCAACCAAATCCCCCTCGTCACCACCTACAGCAACAAGGTCGACACGCTCGTCAGCCGCCCCCCACTCCTGGACGTCGCCTACCTAAACCTGGCGCACTTCCAACGCCAAGCGGACCTCATCCACAGCCTCCACATCGCATCCCAGCCGATGCTTGTCCTTGAGGGCTGGGACGACCAGACCAAGGACATGGCGGTAAGCGTGAACTACGCGATGGCCACCGCCCCAGGCAACAAGGTCTACTACGTGGAGCCTGCGGCTAGTGCATTTGAAGCACAGAGCAACGAAATCCGCGAACTACAGCAGCAAATGGCAACGCTCGGCATTAGCACGCTGAGCCAGCAGAAATTCGTAGCTGAATCTGCGGACGCCCGCCGCCTGGACCGCGTCGACACCAACTCAATGCTGGCTGCCGTCAGCCTCGACCTGGAGCAAACCCTCCAAAAAGCATTCGACTACGCCGCGGCCTATCTCGGCCTGGAACCGCCTGAGGTGAGCATCAGCCGCGACTTCGACATTGACCGTCTGATCGGCCAGGACGTCACGGCAATCACCGCCCTCTTCGACAAGGGCGTCATCACGTTGGAAGAGGTCCGCGCCATTTTGACGCAGGGCGAAATCCTCCCCTCGATGGAACTTGGCGCTCTCCCCGAGGAGGAGCCCGGCGAAATGGAATCGCAGGATGACGAACCCGAAGGCGAAGAATCCCCCGGCGAAATGCAGGACGAGACCGAATCCGATCTCACCCCAGACCGGATGGAACAACTGATGCAAGCACTGCTGGGGCAGTAAGTCGATGCCAACTGCAGCCGACTACCTCACGCTGGCGCAGGTAGCGACACTGCTGCGCTTGGCCAAACGCCTTGAGGCCATCGAGTCCCAAGGCCCACCAGCACCCGGCGAACCAGGTCCTGCTGGAGCGGACGGCCTACAAGGCCCCCAAGGCGACCCCGGCCCCCGCGGGCCAGCTGGAGCGCAAGGCCCGCAAGGCCCACAGGGCGAAGTCGGCCCCCGCGGTGAGCGCGGGGAGAAGGGTGACCGCGGCGAAATCGGCCCTAAGGGCGAACGCGGCGAGATCGGCCCCCGAGGCGAGCGAGGCGAAAAAGGCGACCGTGGCGAGCAGGGCGCACCCGGCCCCGAAGGCCGCCCAGGCATCAACGGCCTAAACGGTCCCACTGGAGCAAGCGCCTACGAAATCGCCGTCGCCGACGGCTTCGACGGCACCGAAAGTGAATGGCTGGAAAGCCTGGTCGGCCCCCCGGGCAAAAAAGGTAAGGACGGCGAAGACGGCTTGAACGGCCGTCCCGGAATCGGCATCGCCAGCGGCGGGTTAACGGGCCAAGCCCTCGTCAAAACCACAGACACCAGCTACGACACCGGCTGGGCCAACGTCCTGACCTCCAACACAACCGGAATCACTGGAGCAACAGCGATCACGAACATCATCAAGATCAGCCAAGCCGACTACGACGCCCTACCAACCAAAAGCGCTACGACGCTGTACGTCATCGTCTAATGGCCTTCCGGCTCGGCAACGAAGAAGTCCAATCCCTGTACTTAGGTAGTACCGAAGTCACTCAAATTTTCATCGACAATACCGAAATCCTGCCCGAAATAACTGATTACCACTTGCTACTAGAAGACGGTTTCTCACTTTTAACAGAGGACGCATATCTATTGCTGCTGGAGCGGGCAGTTCTGCTGCTTACAGAAACCTCCGAACCACTCCTTACTGAGGCCGGCGACTTTATAGCGACCTAAACAGCCCGTACTCCTATACTACAAGAGTCACAAAACCCTTTGTCATGGCCGAATCGCTAGACAAAGTTCTGCAGCCCGACGGCACCTACAAGTGGCAACTTGTGGAGTTGCGGGCCGAGAACTTGTACGAAAAGGACAAACCCGCTCCCGAACCCGAGCCCTTGGTGCGCAAGACCCGCCGCACCAAAACCGACGAAACCCCCACTGACACTGAATTCTGAGTATGGACGAGCAAGTCATCCAGGAGACACCCGTGGTGACTCCTGACCAGCCCGTGGCTGGAGTCGACACCGCTCCCCCGATTGACACTTCTGCCTCGTTACGCAACGAGTACGAAGCGCAAATCAACGCTTTGAAGGCGCAAGCCACCGAAGCCGAGGAACGTTTCCAAGGCATCAAGGCCAAACTCGACGAGGTCTACAAACGCCAGGACGACCAGCGCAAGAAAACGCTGGAAGACCAAGGCCAATGGAAAGACCTCTGGGAAGAGGCCAACCGAACCGGCCAAGAAAAAGACCAAGAAATCGCCGACCTCAAGCGCCAACTTGAGGATCTCCGCCAAAGCAACGAGAACGCTGCAGTACGCACCAAGGCAATGGCTGCCATCAGCCAGGCTGGTGCAATCAACGCCGAGCAAATGCTCCAGCTACTTCAAAGTAGCCTCCGTAAAAACGAGTCCGGCAATGTCGTCATCCTTAATGGCGGCGTGGAGCAAGACCTGGCGACATATATCGCCAACCTAAAAGCCCCTGGCTCGGGATACGAACATCACTTCAAACCCAGCTCTGCAGCTGGGATGGGAGCGAAACCGAATCCCACATCTGTTGTTTCTTCAGGAGTATCAAACCCCTGGAAAGAAGGTTCAATCAACCTCACACAACAGATGCTAATTTCTAGTCAGGACCCTGACCTCGCAGCTGTGCTGAAGAGGGAAGCAGGACTCTAATTTTTGCACCCGTGGTGCTTGCCAAGTCTGTGACTTGGACCCGCAAACCCCATCCCCTGGTACTAAGAAATGGCCGCACCATTTCAGAACTATTCCGGCGGCGTCCTTCTCGCGGACGTCGTCAAGCGCAATAACCTCAGCACCTATGTGTCTGAGGCAATCAAGGACCGCAGCCTGTTCCTGAAGAGCGGCGCTGTTGTTCGCAACCCTCTGCTGGATGCCCGCGAAGGCGGCACCCGCATCCAGGTTCCCGAGTTCAACCCCGTGGCTCCCACTGAGGAGATCATGGACGGCACCGCGACCTGGGGCACCAGCACCGCCGGCTATCTGACTCCTCAGAAGATCGGCACCGCCACCCAAGTTGCCACCATCTGCCACCGCGGTTTCGCATATGCAGTGGACGACGTCGCGATGCTTGCGGCCGGTGAAGACCCCATGCTTCACATCCGCAACCAGCTTGCCGACGCCATCAACAAACTGAACAGCCAGCGTCTGTTCAGCCAACTGGCTGGTCTGTTTGGTTCTGCCCTGTCGGCTAACAGCCTGGACCTCGGCGTGGCCGCCGCCTCTGGCGCTGGCGAAGCCAATTTCCTGACTGGCGCCGCTGTGGCCCGCGCCCGCAACCTGCTGGGTGAGCGCGGCGACGAACTGGACACCCTGGTGGTCCACCCCTCCGTGGGCTTCTACCTGTACCAGGTGGGCCTGCTGACCTTCTCCACCTCTGCCCTGGCCGCCTCCGGCGCCGTGGTGTGGGGCGGTGGCGGCGTGGGCGTTGGTGCCCGTGCAATCGGCGAATTCGCCGGCTGCCGCGTGATCATGGATCCCCTGGTGAACACCGTTGCCCCTGGCACGGCCGGCCACCAGCGTGAGTTCTACTGCTACCTCACCAAGTCGGGCACGATTCTGGAAGGCAACCAGCAGGACCTGCGCATCGAAGCCGACCGCAACATCCTGTCCAAGCAGGACGTGCTCTCGGTGGACTACCACTCTGCCTACCACGTGATGGGCACCAAGTGGAACTCGGGCTCCGACAACCCGACCAACGGCGGCCTCGCCACCTCCGGCAACTGGCAAGCCACCTACGACATCGACCTGATCCCCGTGGTTCAAGTCACCGTCAACAGCCCCCTCGACACCAGCACCATCTGATAATCAGAGTGCGTGTACACCAGGCCCCACTTCGGTGGGGCTTTTTTGTTGGCGCTACACTGAAACAAAGGTGGACTAAGTAGCTGTGCCCGCGACGATCAACGCCACTTTGAGTAGCGCGTCGGCCAACAGCTACGTAACGCTTGCCGACGCGGACGCATATTTCGAAACCGTCCCAAACTCTGCGACCTGGGTCGACAAAACCACCGACCAAAAAAACCGCGCCCTGATCTCCGCAACGCGCTGGATCGACACGCTGAATTTCTACGGCGACCGCTGCGACGCCGGCCAAGCACTGAAATGGCCGCGCACCAACTACGACGTCGACAACATCTCGCTGAGCTGCAGCATTATCCCGAACGACATTAAGTACGCAACCTATGAACTAGCTCGGGCCCTCGCCAACGACACCGACGCAATCACCAACACCGAAAGCGACCCCAACGAGCTGTACCAGGAAGTCACATTGGGCGACCTCAAAGTCCGCTACAAGGACGACAAAGTCGAAAACCCAATCAACAACGTCTTCGACGTCTATCCCTGGCTCCAGTCATACCTTGGCGCCTACTGCGCAGGCGGCTCGGGCGGCTACCAACTCCGCGTCTTTAGAGGTTAATTATGAGCCTCGTCGACTCCACATTCGCCGCAATCCCCGCCCAGCTTTTAGCTGACTGGGGCCAAAACGTGACCTACCTCAAGGCCAACACCGCCCCCACCTATAACACCACTACCGGCGAAGTATCTGGAGCGGATACCAGCCTTACGGTTCGCGCCCTAATTTTCGAAGCCCGCCCAGAAGAATTCGAGTCGTTTTATCAAACAAACGACCTAAAGGTCATTATTGGCAACGCCGAGCTTGGAGCGTATTCACCAAGCATCCGCGACCGCATCCAGTACAGCGAAAACAGCAAAACCCGCACCGGCCGCGTCATCAGCTGCAAAACATCTCGCGGCGAAAACCCCGTCGTCCACACCATCCTGTTGAGGCCCCAATAATGTCACTTTTACGTGCCCTGGAACGCGATGCCTACGCCTGGGTAAACAGTGCAGCGCGTAATGCGGCAAAAGAAATAATGAACGGACTTGCTGAAGCTGGTCCTGATTGGACTGGTGAATTTAAAGATAGCTGGGTCGCCCATGCCCCATCAGGAGGATCTGGAGGCGGTGAATATCCTTATTCCCTTTCTGACATACCGAAGTTACCTGCCACCAGAAGAGAGGCGGAACGCAAAGTGAAGTTCATTATTGAAAACGTCGCTCCACATGCGCCTATCGCGTTGGACCTTGTTGATGTTGCCCGTGAGGACTTTAAGTACCCGGGCCAAGGACCACAGGGCGATGTTGTTGCTCGCGGCGAACGCCCCGACAACGGAAAACGTGGTGAAGTAATTAGCGGAAGAGGAAATGCACGAAGCACAGCGCCACTGGACTGGTACCCATTGTTTACACAAGGCGGCAAAATGCAAAAAGCCCTGGAACGCGGAGTACGTCTCGCTAAATCCGAATGAACTACCAAGCCATCCGCGCCGTATTTGAAACTCCGCTTTTGACGGCGTATAACAGCCTGTCCCCAGCAGTCCCGGTCTACTTTGACAACGTGATGAACGACGGTGCCGACAGCGCCGAAGAATTTGTCGACATCAATATCCAATTCGGCCTCACAACCGAAAACACACTTACAACAAGTTTGGACATGGTGCGCGGCGTGATCGTTATTCGCACGTACACCCCAAAAGGCCGCGGCCCTGCCCGCAACCAGACGCTAATCAACGTCGCCACCACCGCTCTTCAGACAATCAACGCCACACCAAAACCAGCTTCCGGCGTTTACGTCCGCACTGGATCCATCGACGGCCCGGCTTTCAGCCCTGACTTCGGTGGCACTACTCCAGATCAACAATCCCGTCGCGCATTTACCCCCTTCTTTATTTCACGAATCGAAGCAGGATTCCAAGCACAAGTTATCTCTTAATCCCCAACTGCACTGGAGCTAACCTGTATTAAGCCGGGCTGTGCCCGCGTCACTGTCCCATCCATTCGGTACAACCAATGGCCACCGTTCTCTCGGGCACTTCCGGCGCCCTGTATTACACCCCTGCCGGCACCTCCGTCACCACTCTTGCCGCTGGCGCTTTCCCTTCCACTGGCGCCAACATCACCGTCGGCTCCTACCTGGGTTTCAAGGTCAATGATCCCGTGACCCTGGCCTACCCCGCTGGTGCTACCACCACCAACGCAATTCCCGCCGGTCCGTACTTCGTTAAGACGTACAACGCCGCGACCGGCATCATGACTCTTAGCGCCACCGCTGGCGGCGTGGCCGTTACCGCAACTGCAGCACCCAGCGGCTTTGGCGCAAACTTTGCCAGCATCGTGTACACCGCCCCCGCAGCTGTGGGCTCTGTGCGCGAGTGGAGCTTCGAAATCACACGAAGCGAAATTGACGTCACCACCATCGGTCAGGAAGCCGGTCAGTACGCCCCCTTCCGCAGCTACATCACCGGCTTCGCCGACGGCTCTGGTTCCGCAACGGTGTACACCACCGACGACGACACCAACCTGTCCAGCCGGATGATCGAGGACGTCATCCAGGCAACCCAGGCTGGCGCGACCATGAAGCTCTACATCGACCGCATTGTTGCCTCTGGCTCGGTGAACGACACCACCAGCCGCAGCATCACGGTGCCTGTGATTCTGACCTCGGCCAGCCTGACCGTGAACCCGGACGACGGCCAGAGCGTGGAAATCGCCTTCCGCCCCAGCGCCGCCCCCACCTTCGACCTGTCGAAGTCCTGATAGGCTGCTACTCAGCCAGTTCAGCACACCGTGCCCCAGCCCTCACCGGCTGGGGCTTTTTATTTCTATTGCGCTACACTACTTCTGTCTTAAGTAGCAGTTTTTATGCCTGCCGCGCTTCGTGCAATCGACCGTCTCCGCAAGGCAGCAAACCTGGAGCCCACCAAAAAAGAAGTGGAACTCAGCGACGGCTCCACTTTTGAAATGTGGGTCACACCTCTGACCATGGCTGAGCGCGAACGCGCCCAAAAGCAAGCAAAGTCTGAGGACGCCACCGCCTTTGCCCTCCAACTGTTGCTGCAAAAAGCCTGCGACGAGACTGGAGCGAAGTTGTTCAACGCCGCCGAAATCGACATCCTCAAGAACGAGGTCAAGGACAAGGATCTCCAGGCATTGATGCTGGCCGTCTTGACCGATGATTCGGAGGAGTTGGACACCAAAAGCGCTTGAAGAGGAGCTTAAAAAGGACGGCTACCTGCGCATCCAATTTTTCGTTGCCGAAAAACTCAACCTGACGTTGAGCGACCTCCGCAACCGGATGACGGACACCGAACTCTTGGGCTGGTACACCTACTTCAAGATCCAGGCGGACGAAGAGCAAGCTGCCTACGACAAAGCCAAGCGCGGCCGCCGCTAATCCGGCGGCTTTTCAGCCTTAAACTGAGCTATCAGAGACGACAGTACCCGTGGCCGCCTATCCCGCTGTAATTGAGCTACGGGTAGACGGGGTAACGCAGGTTACACGCGTACTAGACACAATCAATAAGTTAGACAGTGCTCTTGTAAGCATCAAGAAAACACCTCTAGCCATTGATGCAAAAAACGCAGTAGACGGCATCCGTGTACTAAAGAAAGAAGTAGACGATTTTGTTATCAAATTAAGTAACGGTCAGCGCCAGCTAGCAAGCACCACTGCAGGTCTTAATAGCCAAGCGCAAGCGTTCAAACAACTAGCCGCAAACACAAAAATAGCGGGAGAGTCGTTTACTCTTTACACCCAAGCAGCAGAACAAGCTCGCCAAAAAGCTTCCTTAAAAGGCGGGCTGGCTGAAATCGAAGCCTTAAACAAACTCTACAAAGTAGGCAGAACTGCACCAACGCAATCCTTCCAAGGCGTAGAAGAACTGCTCGCTTTTGGAGATAAACTGCCGAAAAATATAGCTTCATTAGAGCTCTACAGGTCTGAACTACAGAGAGTATTCTCCCTTGTAGACATTGGTACAGTTGAATTTGAGCAGCTAGCTGCTGCTATCGCAAAAGTCGATAAGCAGCTAACACCGCCTACGACAGGAGGTGGAAAACAACGTGGACCTACCTCGCCTATTGGTGGACGCGCCGATATTCCCGGAAGTCCTGCCGCACTAAAAGCTGCATCTGAAGCACGCGGCAAGTTAATGGAAAACCTGATGCTTGGCGCAGGTTTCCCCTTGCTGTTTGGCGGCGGTCCCGGTCAGGTACTTGGCGGTCTTGCTGGCTCGTTTGTCGGTCCAGGCTTTGGCGGTCAAATTCTCTTTTCTGCGCTCTTCGGACAGATAGAAAAGCTTGGTGTCTCAGCCGCAGAAGCCGGTAAAGCTCTGCAAAAACCAATCGACAATTTTTCTGTCATTGAGCAACGCGCAATTCTCGCATCATCTAGCCAAGAAAGATACGTTAAACAGCTAATCGACGCCGGTCAGTACATTGAAGCTACCGCTGCAGTTCAAAAACGTTATAACGAAATTGTCGGTAAAAGTGGTAGCGAGTCTCTGTTACAACTGACTGCATCTTCAGATCGATTGGCACGAGCGTGGGCAGAGTTGAATCTCCAAATACAGGCAGGTTTAGCAGGCCCCTTGGCAGGGTTCCTTGATTGGGTAACACGTGTTGTGAAAGGCGTTAGTGGTCCCCCAGAAGCACAAACAACAAGCGATTTTATGCAACAACTTACACCAGAAGAACGAAAACAGTATCTGACAAGAAGTAGAGAATTAGCTAAGAAATTCGATCAACGTAAAGCTGCATTTGAGGGCACTAGCCCCGAGCAAATAAAAGCTATTAAAAAATTACAACAAGAATTTAGGCCTGGTTTTGGTGCTCCGCAAGCCCCTGCACAAGGTTTTCGTGCCACAGAGGTTCAAGATACCGCTTCGGTGGAACGCCGCCGCGAAATTCAAGCCCAAATCACGCAACTACGCCAAGCTGAACTTGCTGCAGCAACAGCGCAGCTCCAGCAAGACGTAACTATTCTCACTAAACAACAAGAATTCGCCTTATCGCTAAATCAACAGTCTACAATTATTGACCAAATTGCCACCAAAAAAGTCAAATCTGCCAACCTGGAATACCAGCAAGTACAACGAACGCAGCAAAGCGCGATCATCAACAAACAGCTTGCCCTGGAGGCTGCAAAAGCAAAAGCTGTTGCAGCTATCGAAGAAATGAAACAACTGGATTCAGCTAATAAACTTACAGAGACCAAAAAAGCAGAGTTGCAGGCAGTAGTCGACAAAGTTTTTGTTGCAGAAAAAGACCTAGAAACAACAAAAGCAGCTGCGCATGTAACTACTCAACGTGCTCAGGCAGAGCGCGATGGAGCAAACGCCCTAATCGACCTGGAACGCCGCCAGCAGAACGTAGCCGCCTATGCCGCCGAGGCAGCCCGTCAGACCGAGGCTTTCAGTCGTGCTGCTAACGAGAGTCTAAATGCGTTGAACAATAATTTAAATGTTGTTCAAGCGTTTAGCCAGGCTCAGCAAACTATTAACAACTTAGAAATACAAAACCTGCAAAATAAGCTCAGTCAAGCAACTACAGAAGGACAACGTCGCAATATCATTAAAGAAATCCTTGCCCTGGAAATCGAAAACGCAAAGATCACACTCTACGCAACTCGCGCTCAGATTAAAGCAGAGATAGAACGGCAGCGTATTGCCTTAGCGATAGCAGAAGTCAAATTCCGCGAACTTCAAGCAGTAGTGAACTTGGCACGCGCACAAAAAGTGCTTAACCAAGGGCACTTAGACGCGTTAGCGGCTCAACAATCCGCACTTGTAATTGCACAGCAAAACTATCAAACAAGCATCAAAGTTGCCAACGAGCAATGGCGTGCCGCTGATGCTGTTTACGAAGCAGCTGTGCAGGCAGCAAAATTTAAGGCTTCTATGGAGAGCACCGCAGCCGCCGCCGAACGCACAGCAACAGCCACAACTACTGCACAGGCTGCTATCAGCGGGAGCTATACAGTAAGAACTAAAGCTCTACCTCTTGTAGGAAAGAACTTACTTAAGGCCGAGAAAGCCAGACAAGCAACCCTTATGAGTACCATAAGTCCTGCCCGTTTTGGTGGATCCGATACATCGCAGGAAGACCGCCAGGCTGCCATGGCTTCTTTACGCGAACGCATTAGTTCAACAGGCAACGAATCAGTAAATCCGCAAGTCAATATCACCACCGGCCCAGTGATGCAAATGGATGGCACAAACTATGTCACCCAGCGCGATCTCGTGTCAGCCACTGGCACAGCCGCTAGACAGGGTGCGAAGATGGCTCTGGACATGCTGCAAAACAACCCGGCTTCTCGCCGGAGCACTGGTGTGACGCGATGACGACTTACACACCCCAGTTCTACCTGCAGATTGACAACATCACCTCGGGCAGTCCTGTTCTTGTATCCCGCTACCAAAACTTCGCCGTCGACCAGAACGTTACCTATACCGGAAACAGTTACAGCTACGCACCATTCGACGTTTCCGACATGGTGCAGCAACGCTCTGCCGGTAAGTTATCCATAACTCTCATCTTTCCTGGGACACCAACGTTCGTCGATCTGCTGACAGCCGCGGTTGTCACCTACCGGTATAAGTTTTCGTTGGTTTTTACAGCAGCCGAAATTTTGCCGTCTATCTTTACTACTGTTGTGGGCATTGCCGAAACAGGATCCAGCGATTTTTCTGGAGTCAGTATTGTGATCTCGGATGGTATCGACACCACAGAAGCCCAGATCCCACGCCGCAAAGTTACTTACGACATGGTGGCCTTCGACTAATGCCCCGTATTTACCGCCAGGCCGCTACCAACGCCAACACTCTTGCACTCCGCAAGGACGAGCAGGGCAATCTCGTTCGCCGTCCCACTCTCGAACTGGAGTCACCGCTCAAACCGGCGGAAGTTGGACAAACCATCCCGATTGTTTTCTGCAAGCGTGTAAGCGGCATAGGCGGAGCTTGGATTGTCCCACCCCTGGTGCGAACAGGACTACAAAACTTAAATGCAGACGCGATATTTAGCCACGCTTTTTTACTTAGTGATGGTGAGATTACATCACCAGTGGCAAATTTTAATACTGACATTTTAATCGGCTCCTATCCTTGGGGAGGGCAACCAGGATTTGGGCAGTTTATTACTAATCGGTTTGAAGAGGTTACATACGGAACGCTTCCCACAACAAATAATGTCTACACAGTAACGTTAAATCAATACTTTGATTTTGATCAAAACATCTATTACACAACACCTATAGCGGCAGGAGGTAATGCTTATTACCACAATACAACTGCTCCTTTAACTGAAACAGGCACAGGTTCGGCAACTATCACATCAAGTTCACCATACTGTACGTCACTTACTTGGGAAACAACCATTTTTGGTGGGGACGATTTCAGAGTTCTGTATAACAGAAATACAACAAGACTATATGATTACATAGCGGCAGTAACATGGAACTATGAGTTTGTAGACGATACAGGAACGTTGTCTTCTGGATCTAGTGCCATAGGTAAAACGCAAACACGATCTGCTTCTGTGTTACTTACGACGTTAAAGGTTACACTAAACGCCCCTAGTTATTCACCAAAATCTTATACAGACGGTACGTTTACATACACAAATTTTAATGTTATTGACCAACAAGTCTTTAAGGTGACGGAAGTGATCCGTAAACCTTTTATTATCCCGAACCCACTTAACCTATCGCTGATATACCGGGAGAATACATCAGGTAACTTTAGTGGAATGACTTTGCTGGGTCTAAAAGGAAATCACGAAATGATTGATAAAACCGACCCGGCAAATGCTTCTGTGAGTGACGATATTATTGACCAAATCAACAACACGCACAACGCGCAGGCATCTGTATTTTGCTCTAATGGAATCAACGTTTACAACCTAATCACAGCTACGACAGGACCAAGCAACAATTACGCTGATCTTGTCAATCATCTGGGACTTCAGTACGCAGAAACTATCTCGATGGACACTACATCGCTAACAGCAGCGGCAAATTTCACCAACGCAAACAGTTTATTTTTTAACGGCGCTCTCGTTGACGCAGTTAATTACAAGGAGTGGATCGAGTCAACCGCAGGGTTTTTCCTGCTTGTCCCACTAAATCTTGAATCACGTATCGGTCTCCGCCCTGCGTTGCCTGTTACTGGAGCCCACGCAATCAATACTGGTGTATTAACTCCTGCCTATACATTCGACGAAGACACAATCGTCGAAGGCACTTACGCTGTCGATTACATCCCACTGTCTGAGCGCAAACCGTTTGAAGCGGTCATGCTTTGGCGCGATCAAGCGGATGCAGGTCTCGGTATTGATCAACCTTTTACAACCAGCTTGAAAGTCCGCTACGCCGCAGACACCGGAGTTCTGCCGCAAGAGCAGTATGACATGACAGATTTTTGCGTAACAAGTGCTCACGCAACACTCGCCGCAAAATACTTTTTAGCGAAGCGCAAACGCACCACGCACAGCGTTTCATTTTCCACCGATATTTTCACCACACTGGGACTGCAACCTGGCGACTTGATTGCGATTGAATTGGATCGTGTCACCAGCGACGGCACCAGCCGCACTGAAACCAACCACTATTTGATCGACACGTTGACACGGCGGATGGACGGCACAGCATCCATTACAGCCGAACACTTCCCTCTGAGTAGCGGCGCTAGTGTGATAGCAACGGACATTGTTAGCGGCAGCTTTACCGTCGTATGACCGCCTTTCCATCGCTAACACCAGCAGCCCGTTCCTGGACCCCCGGAACGAAGCCCATCAGCACGTTCATGAGCATGGGCGGTCGGGAAATTCGTTTCCGCCACGGCACCCGCACAGTCGGTCAACGACTGACCCTGGAATTCACCAACGTCACCGAAGCCGTCGGCAAGCAGATCACCGACCACTACGCAGCCGTCGACACCACCTTCGAGTCGTTCACCGTCCCGGCTGCTGTTTATGGCGGAATGAGCGGTTACGACTACGTCATTTCCGCCGGCAACGAGTGGCGCTATGTCGGTCCCCCACAAGTCACCTACAACTCTCCGGGCTACCAAACGGTCAGCGTGGAACTCATCGGCGTCGTCGCCCCACCTAGCCCATGAGCGCCCGCTACTTCACTGGAATTGATGGCGCGCTGCTGATCGGCGGCACCCAGATCGCCAAAGTGCGCAACTGGAGCCTATCGGCAACTGCCGACACTATCGAAACCACCACAACTGCCGACTACGCCCGCACCTATGTCTTCGGCCGCCAAGGCTGGAGCGGCAGCTGCACTGTTTTGTACTACCAAGACAGCGCTGGAGCACTGGCCATGCAGCCGCTGCTGGCTAACACGATCCGCACAACGTCACTGCCCAGCACAACGACGCATGTTCTGAAGTTGCAGCTGACCTCAGCCCGCGCTATCCAAGCAAATGTGCTGATCAACTCTGCCTCAATTAGCGCTAGCAGCGGTGAAGTGGTGGAGGTTTCCGTAGACTTCGTTGTGACAGGGCTGCTGACCGAAGCCACGATGGGGGCCTCCTGATGTCTGGCATCTATCTCGGCAACGGCGGGCTAATCAAACTACGCCGACTTTCCGGGCGCTCCTTTGATTCGGTTATCGACGACAACGCGGTAAATGTCTCTGCCGGTCGACTGGAGCTTGATTTTGGCGCCAATGTCTTCACAACCGGCGACAGGATCTCTATCACCAGCGCTAGCACGCTTGACTTTATTAGCGGCTACACAGAAAACTCCGTAAGTGCCTACGTCAACGTAGATACTTTGGGCGGAATCCGCCTGTACGACACTTGGAAAAAATCCATTAATAACGATCCAGGTGAAGCATTTTTACTTGCCGATCCAGCAAGTCCGTACACAGCAACATTTGAACTCCTGGGTGATGGTTACCGCGACCTAGGTCAAATTCTCTCGTACACACTTAGCACCAACAGAAATTCCGCAGACGTTACTGCACTAGGTGACGCCTACTCCGCACAAATAGGCACGCTAATCAGCGGCAGTGGCAGCATTGAGTGCCTCTGGGATTACAGCGCTGGTGCAGGAGACGTCGAAAATTCGATGTACTTCCACCAGCTAATCCTGCGTCAGCAACTAGGCAGCACCTTCAAAGCAGCCCTGGTACTAAAAACTGCGGACAGCGCTCCGGTTGGAGGCGTAAGCGGCAATCCCACGGAATCTCTGTATTACTTAATTAACGCCGTCGTCACAAACGTGGCGATGTCCTTTGAGCCTTCAGAGCCAGTTCGATCCACGATTGAGTTTGCAACCACCGGACTCATTGCAATCCGTTACGGCGACGTAGCCGATGCGCTACTTCTGCAGGAGTCCGAAGACGAAATCCTGTTGGAGCAAAGCTCAGGCAGCTTGGAGCTTGAAGCGGCTTAAACTGTACACACGGAGGCTTTGCTATGGCCAATCTCAAGATCAGTCAGCTGGCAGCCATAGCGGAAGCGGACGTTGTATCCGCCGACGTTTTGGCTGTTGCGGATATTTCGGCAACCGAGACCAAAAAGATCACCGCCGCCGACCTAGTCAAGGCTGGCGCCCGACTAAACGCTGGCCCCGTCACCTTTGGCGATGACGTTGTCATCAATGGCGACCTCACGGTCAACGGCACCAGCACAACGATTGAAAGCACAACAGTCGTAGTCGACGACAAAAATATCGAGCTTGGCGCAGTCGCCACCCCCACCGATGTAACTGCTGACGGTGGCGGCATAACTCTGCGTGGTGCGACCAACAAGACACTTAACTGGGTCAACGCCACAGATGCGTGGACCAGCAGTGAGCATGTCGACCTCGCCAGCGGCAAAAGCTATTACATTAACGGCAGCCAAGTCTTAAGTAGCACAACACTTGGCAGCGGCGTCACCAGCTCCAGCCTCACCAGCCTCGGCACCGTCACCACAGGCACCTGGAGTGCTTCGACCATTGCCGTCAACAAGGGCGGAACTGGTCAAACCAGCTATACCGACGGTCAGCTGCTGATTGGTAACAGCACAGGTAACACGCTGACTAAAGCGACCCTGACTGCTGGAGCCGGCGTCACGATCACCAACGGCAACGGCTCGATCACCATTGCAGCCGCTGGATCTGGTGGAACAGTTACCGGGGTCACCGGCACCGCCCCGATTGCAAGTTCCGGTGGTACAGCCCCTGATATTTCGCTGAGTCTTAAGGCGAACGGCGGTCTTGTTACCGAGACCAATGCACTGGCTGTTGACCTTGGCGCCAGCAGCATCACCGGAACACTTGGTGTTGCAGACGGCGGCACCGGCCAGACCACCTATACGAATGGTCAACTGCTGATCGGCAAGACCGACGGCACTCTGGCAAAAACTACCCTCACTGCTGGCGCAAACATCAGCGTCACTAACGGTGACGGCACTGTCACAGTGGCTGCCTCTGGGTTGCTTGCCACATCAGGGGGCACACTCACAGGCGATCTATTGCTGGATAACCAGTCAGATCTGCGTTTCGGGGAAGCTACCGGGCATGGCGGCAACTGGGTCGCTTTCCAAGCACCCTCCACCGTTGCAAGCAACGTCACTTGGACACTACCCAACGCTGACGGCACTGCCTCTCAAGTTCTAAGCACTGACGGCGCTGGAACACTTAGCTGGACCACTCCAGCTGCAGGTGCAAGCCTCAGCACTGCACAGACATGGACTGCCGGACAACGCGGCGAGATTACAGCTCTTACTGATGGGGCTACGATCACGCCAGATTTCAGCGACAGCAACAACTACAGCGTGACTCTCGGCGGTAACCGCACTCTCGCCAATCCAACCAACTTGGTTGCTGGGCAGTCCGGCTGCATCTGGATTACGCAAGACGGCACCGGCTCCCGCACGCTCGCTTACGGCAGCTACTGGGACTTCACCGGCGGCACCGCGCCGACATTAACCACAACGGCTAATGCACGGGATTGCCTGGTTTACGCAGTCCAGTCGGCCACGCAAATCACCGCCCAACTGATCACCAACCTGAGCTGATATGTCGATTCCTGGTGCCGGCAACCCGCTCCTGCTTGGTGGTGCAGCAGGAGCTGCCTACAAAATTGAACGCAGCCTGCGGTTCAACTCAGCGGATTCGGCTAGTCTTACAAAAACATTTGCGTCTGCAGGGAATAAGAAAAAATGGACTCTTTCTTTTTGGGTAAAGCGAACGGCGGTTGATACTAACTTTTATACAATACTTGAATCATCTCCTAGCACTAACAAAACAAGGATAGGATTTTATATTAACAATCTATACATCGACAATACTTGGGTTACGAGTTTTACCTGGCAATCCATCGCTGTATTTAGGGATGCTTCTGCATGGTGTCACATCACAGTTGCTCTTGATACCGCGCAAGCCACCGCCAGTGACCGTTTGAAAGTGTATTTCAACGGTGTAGCCTTGTCGCCGACTGGGGGCTCTAGCTATCCTGCGCAAAATCAAGAGCCGCTAATCAATGATATTTATGGTCACGCTATTGGCGGCATATCTGGAACATACGCGAGCTTGTACCTAGCGGACATCCACTTCATCGACGGCCAAGCCCTGACCCCCAGCAGCTTTGGGGAGACGGACATCAATGGCGTCTGGCAGCCCAAGGCATACAGCGGCACCTACGGCACCAACGGCTTTCAACTCAAGTTTGCGGATAACAGCGCAGCCACCGCCACCACGCTGGGTAAAGACACCAGCGGCAACGGCAACAACTGGACGCCAAACAACCTCAGCGTCACCGCTGGTGCTGGCAACGACAGCCTGACGGATTCACCCACCAACTACGGCACCGACACAGGCGCTGGCGGGGAGGTGAGAGGGAACTATTGCACTTGGAACCCGTTAGACAAATATACTGACGTTGCACTAGCTAATGGCAACCTTGATTTTTCGCAGTCAAATGCCGGATTCGCAAAGGGAACCATAGGTGTTTCTAGCGGTAAATGGTACTGGGAAGTAACAAAGACCGATACAGCCAATCAATGCACGGGGCTTTGTCTTCCTAGTATTACTCCAACCGCCACATTTACAGGCGGAACTGGAACTGGTAGCTGCGGTATCAATCAAGTTTCCGGGACTGTTTTCGCATTAGCACCTTTCAGTACTGCGAACGGAACCACCCAAATAGGCGCAATCAGCAACGGCTCCGTAATCGGCTGTGCATTAGATGCCGACAATGGAACATTTAAGATTTACGTTGATGGGGTGTTGCGTACTGCGAATCATGTTGTATTTACTCCAGGGATAACGGTTATGCCCAGTATGGGCACTAATGTTTTAGCAGGAGTTTATCCAACCAACTTCGGCCAACGCCCCTGGGCCTTTACACCACCAGCGGGCTTCAAGGCGCTCTGCACACAGAACCTGCCTGCCCCCACCATCACCAAGCCCAGCAGCGTGATGGATGTGGCACTGTGGACGGGCAACGGCTCCGCACGCAGCATCACAGGGCTTGGCTTCAACCCTGACTTGGTGTGGATCAAAGGGCGCTCTGGTGCAACAGACCACGCGCTCTATGACTCAGTGCGTGGTGCAACGCTTGATCTTGTCAGCAACAGCACTGCCGCCGAAACGACGCAAACACAGGGCTTGACGGCATTTAACAGCGACGGTTTTAGTCTTGGCACGCTGGCAAAAGTCAACACAAACGCTGCGACCTATGCAGGCTGGGTGTTTGACGCCGGCTCCACAACAGTCACCAACACCTCTGGCACCATCAGCTCGCAGGTGCGGGCTAACGCCAGTGCGGGGTTCTCGATTGTTACTTATACAGGAACGGGTGTTACAGGAACTGTGGGCCACGGTCTTGTGAAACCTTCGTTGATCATTATCAAGAATAGGGACTCTGTGCTTAATTGGATTGTGTATCACGCTTCTCGTGGCGCCACTGAATACGCATGGTTTAACACAACTGGGGCTTTTGCTGTAGCCTCTGGCCCTTGGAACGACACTGAGCCTACATCTTCTGTTTTCACGATTGGAGGCGCGAACACAAACAACAATGAAAGCACCAAGAAAATAGTTGCCTACTGCTTCGCCCCAGTAGCGGGCTATAGCGCCTTCGGTTCCTACACCGGCAACGGCAGCGCAGATGGTCCGTTTGTTTATACCGGGTTCAGGCCGAGGTGGGTGATGATCAAACGCACAGACACAACAGGCTCGTGGTTAATGCTAGATGCTGCAAGGGATTCAACCAATGTCGTAAGTCCTTATCTGCTAGCCGAATCCGCTGGTGCAGAAGACAGCGCCGGAGCTTTTGATTGGCTTGACTTTACCTCCAATGGGTTCAAGCACCGCAATACAGGCGCTTGGCATAACGCTTCTGGAGGCACCTATGTGTATGCGTGTTTTGCGGAAGCGCCCTTTGCCCTGGCTCGTGCCAGGTAACCCCTACCCATTAGCGAGCCATGTTCATTCTTGACGGCAAGCCACTATCCCCGGATGTGGCCTTCACCCATGACGGCATCCAGTACCCCGCCAACTGGCTGCGTCTTGCAACACCCGAAGAGCGCAGCGCCATCGGCATCACCGAAGAGCCGGACCCCCAGCCATACGATCAGCGCTTCTACTGGGGCTATGACGCCGAAGGAAATCTGATCCCTAAAGATCACGCTCAACTGGTTGAACAGTGGTCGCAGCAGACACGTACCACCGCTGGTACGTTGCTGCAGCCAACGGACTGGATGATCATCCGCCAAGCAGATAACGGCGTCGAAGCTGATCCCGCCATCAAAACTTGGCGTGAAGATATTCGCCTAGCTACTGGCGACAAGATCACTGCCATCGAGGCCACCACCACAACCGACGAACTCGCCGCTTACATCACTGGTGCGGACTACCCCGTGTGGCCATCGCAGGATCCTGCTCCTGTCGCCGACACTCCAGTGGGTAACGAGTAATGGCTGTAAAAAGTAAAACTGCCTTGGGACGTGTCGACCACAAAGCCGGCCGCCCGAAACGCACAAAACAAGGCAACGGTCAGCACAGCAGACCGCGTGGTACCCGTAAGTTACTGAAAGGTCAAGGTAAGGGCTGATGGCTAACAAACCCAAAAAGATGACGGCTACGCAAAAGTACGCAGCCCTTAAACGTCAGACCGAAAACGCAGGCATGAGTGTCCGCGAGAAAGACGGCAAACTCGTTGTACGCCGCAAGACCAAAAAGTCAAAGGACTAAGCCGCTAACCTGTAAAAAAGGTCGGCAGTATGCCTCGCAATGGACAACCACGAAGAGGTTTACGCCGCAGCGCCTGAACACCCCAACCCATTTAACCAAGCCGTGCCAGCCCTTTTGACCGCAGCGGTCGTGGGTTTGGCCGGCCTTTTTGTACAAGTCGCCAAGCTGGATCAGTCTGTTAGCACTGTCGCCGCCGACATCCAAGAACTCAAGAACGACTCAAAAGAAAGGCTTAGCGACCTCGAAACTAGAGTCCGCCACATTGAAATGACTGTCGGCACAAAAAAATGAGCGTCATCCACACAACCGACTACGGCAACGGTTACAGCCTGGACCAACTGGAAAACGAACGGGGCGAGCTGTATTACCGCGCCTGCAAAGGCAGCATCTGCCGTTACGCCGAAGATCACTACATCGCAATGCTGTACTTAGAGGGTATGGGCTGGGACCCTAAAGCAGACCCCCAGTAATCCACTGCACAATCGCATCCTCCCGATGCGGCTCCCAAAACGACTGGTTTCTGTACCACTCAATCCAGTCCTCCGCCGACTTTGAGATATTGCACCCAAAGCAGCAAGCCACCAAGTTTTGCTGGTGCGTATGTCCTCCCCGAATTTTGGGATGTACGTGATCGAGTGTGGCAGAACGCCCCAAATCCGCAGCACAGTAGGCGCACTTGTTGTGCCAGTGTTTAAGAATTGATTGCCTAAATCGCGCCTTTGCTTCTTTTTTGTTTAAGTATTCGCCATCTTCAATGCGATGGTCCATACCCAGCAGTGGCTCCACAGAATGTAGCGGTAGAAACTATTACGTGCACTGGCGCTCTTCTCTAGTACAGCTAAACTCAAGAAAAGCTCTAGCTTTTTATGACCGACCAGCAACTAGCAATCATTGCGATCATCGTCGCCGCCGGCTCCGAAATCATCGGCATGAGCAAGCTCAAGTCCAACAGCTGGATCCAGCTGGGACTGCAAGCTCTAAAAATGGCTTTTCCCAAGCGTCGCCGCTAAAACTAAAGAGGGCCTTGTGATGGCAACCAACAAGATCCGCCTTAACGACCTATTCCGGTTCTACAAAGCGTTGCCCCACCAGATGGCGGCAATCACCGAGCTGGAGCAAGCCATCAATAAGGCCAACCCGCATATCTTGGGCCGCGACCAAGGCTGGTTCAAAACCTGGAGCGTCGCAGGTAAACAAACTAACTTCCCCAATAGCTGGGAAGGTATCCTTGAAGCGGCCCGAGTTGCTGGCGCAAAATTTCCTGAACTCGTCGCTGCGCAGTGGGCACTGGAGTCAAATTACGGAAAACTTGTCTCCGGCCGTAATAACTTTTTCGGCCTAAAAGGCGAAGGCAGCGACAAGAAAACGCAGGAATTTATCAACGGCCAGTGGGTCACGATCACCGACAGCTTCATCGACTTCCCCGATCTGCTGTCATGCG